CCACAGGCTCCTCAGATTGCTAGACAGATTAAACAACATTTTGGAGTTGAATAATGGAATGGATGTTGGTACTTTATATTTACGCTGGTGTCTGGGCAAAGGGTGATTCTTTTGCTATTACCACAGTACCAATGGCTAGTCTCGCCGCATGTGAAAAGGCTGGTCAATCAGCAGACAGCTTGGTTAATGGAACTCGTAATCATGTTCGTTATATCTGTATGAAGACAAACTGATCATTTTTTCTCTGCTGCTTTCTTCGCCTCGTCAAGCGTCTTATACAATGCATTCATATTCTTCTGGCACTCAGTATTCTTTGAATGAAGCTCAACGAGTAGCTTTGCAACCTGTACGTCTGTAAGAGTATCTGGGTTAGGAAATCGTCTTACGTTTTGACAGTAAAACATCGACCTCTCTGGGACGTATACCTGTAATTCTGTTTTAGTAATTAGCTGTGGTGGCGCTTTAGCACATCCTGCCATTGTAAGTGCCACTGCTACAATCATTAATCTGATCAACAATATCATTTCACAATATCCTTTAGCTTACCAACTGTTTTCTTGAGAATATCAGAAGCTGGCTTATCAGCAGCGAATGACTCTTTTGTATTCAAATCAATTACAATTGAATCAATTTTATCTTTGAAATCTCGTTTATCAGCAGCATTTGCTGCTTCAATTTCCTTTTGCTTCTCGTTAATATCATCAAGCTTTTTGCGCATAGCTTCTTGATCTTTAACACTCTGCTCTAGCTGTTGTTGGTTATATTCAAGAAGTGCTTGACGTTCAATGCCGTTTCGCCAGGAATAATATCCAGCTGTTAGCACACCGAATAAAAACAATCCGCCGACTATATATAATTGTAAACTACCAAACATGTTAACCTCCATATATCTAAGGACTATTTATAATGCGTGTATACATTGGACCATACAAAAACTGGATCGGACCGTATCAAATTGCAGACGCAGTTTTCTTTTGGGTAAACCGTCGCGGTATTTTCCCTGACGATGATCCACGTCATGATCGCTGGGATTACAAGGCAGCTGAAACATTTGGTGACTGGCTCGCTAATATCAAGTGGCTCGACAAGTTCTGTAACTGGGTTGAATCGAAGAAAAAGCGCACAATCAAAGTGCGTATCGACAAATACGATACTTGGTCAATGGATCATACGCTAGCATTTATCATTTCTCCCATGCTCAAGCAGTTGAAGGCAACCAAGCACGGTTCGCCTTTCGTTAGCGACGAGGACGTACCAGAACATCTTCGTTCAACTGCTGCACCAGAGCTCACTGACGAAGAAAAACAATGGGGCGAAACAGATAAGCTTTTCCATGCTCGTTGGACTTATGTTCTCAATGAAATGATCTTCGCCTTTGATTTAGAGCTTGACGATAACTGGGAAGACGAGTATTATAAGAACAGCAATTACGATGAGATGAATAAGGTATTCGAACGTCAAAAGAACGGGTATCGTTTGTTTGGTAAATACTATCAGGGGCTGTGGGATTAATGCAAATCGTAGCTACGGTAATATCAATACCCGAAGACACTGTAAAAGAAGCAGCAGACCTTTGCGCCGATGATAAAGACAATAGCTTCTTCAGGGTATGGACTACTGGTCAAGAATACAAATCAGCTGGTTTGACGCCAGTCTATTTGTTGAATAGAGAAAAGATGCAATTATACGTTATTGCTGCTGAAATTTACGGAAAAAAATTACACTGACCCCTTTAAAATGTAGGTTGTCAAACCTATATAATATATGAGTTGCCATGATGGGACTCAAATCTGAAACTCTCGCTTTACAGGAGAACTACTATGACTAATTTTAAATTTGACCACACATTCTCAGATCTCGCCAAGTTTGATAAATTCTTTGTCGGCTCTGATAAGTTTCTAGCTAAGGTTCATGAAACTGCTGAGTATCTTGCCAACAATACGCCAGCTGGCTATCCCCCATTTAATTTGAAGAAGACAGACGATAATGTCTACGTGATTGAGATGGCTGTTGCTGGTTTTGGTAAGAATGATATTGAGCTTACTCTCGAAGAGAACAAGCTGAAGATTGCTGGTCATACTACAATTGATACCCTAACAGATGATGGGATTAATGCTCAGTTCCTTCACAAAGGTATCTCTGATCGTCCATTCAACCGCACCTTTACGCTAGCAGACAATGTTGTTGTCAATAATGCTAAGATGGTAAACGGTTTACTTAAAATTTGGTTGGAACATATTATCCCAGAAGATAAGAAGCCAAAGAAGATCAACATCGAAGAAGAAGTAACGAATACTTCTAGAAAAATCGTAAAGAACAATGTTTGATATTATTACATACTCTATTAACCAGGTAACAACTTGGTTTAATAGATCAGTAGCTTACAATACCGCACAAGAGGAATTGAATAAGCTTACTGATAGAGAGCTTGCCGACTTGGGAATCTACCGTTGTGAAATACCTTATGTTATTGCGAATACTTTGAAACAGAGAATTCCAAGTCGGTCTTTTTAACAATAAATAACGGGGAAGAAATTCCCCGTTTTTTCTTATGGAGATAATTATGAAAGTAACACTCGATCAGCTATATAATTTTTTTGAAGATACAGATGATACTGTTCTTATCAAGTTCGTAGATCCAATCAACAAAGTAATCGAAGAATTTGAAATTAATACGCCAAAGCGTCTATCAATGTTCCTTGCTCAAATTGGCCACGAGTCTGGTGGCTTAACAAGACTTCACGAGAACCTCAATTACAAGGCTCCTCGGCTTTCTCAAATTTTCCCAAAGTATTTTAAAGATGTAGATCCAGAAGACTACGCTAACGATCCAGAAGCGATTGCTAACCGTGTCTACTGTAACCGCATGGGAAATGGCGATGAAGACTCTGGTGATGGTTATCGGTTTCGTGGTCGTGGAGCTATTCAGCTAACTGGTCGTTCAAATTACACCGCATGTGGCGAAGACCTCGAAGTTGATTTGATTGATAGTCCAGAGTATCTCGAGACACCAGAAGGTGCTATTCGTTCGGCAGCTTGGTTCTGGGATAAAAACAATCTTAACGATTGGGCTGACAAAGGTGATATTCTTACCTGCACGAAGAAGATAAATGGCGGTACGATCGGTCTAGAGGATCGTAAAGAACATTACGAAAAAGCTTTGACAATTTTTCGCTAATGAAAAAACCTTTAGATAATGTAGCTTTTGATGCAGTAAATCACCTAGCCAAAAATATGAATACGACTGTTTTTGAGCTAGGTGATCATACAGTTAACGGTAAACAGTTTAGAGACCTAGTTTTAAATTATGCGCTACACATGAAGGATAGAGGTATCAACAAATCCTCGTGTGTAGCTTTACATTTTACTGATGTTATTCTTTCGACAGCTTTCACTATGGCAATTTGTTTGATTGGTTGTCGTTGGATTAATCTATCGATAGAGTTAACAAAAAATTTAACTGTCGATATTACTCATATTATCCATTATTCTAATCTTGAAATAGAATCAAATATTCCTATTTACAAATGGGGTAGAGATTGGCAAGAGAAACCAAAGAATACTGATCTCAAGTTCGATCCAAATAGATCACCAAACGATATTTGGATGATAGCCCAGTCTTCTGGTACTACTGGCAATGCTAAGAATATCAATGTGAGTTATAATAATTATTGGCATCGCGCAAACGATAATAACTCGAGATTATTAAGTGGCGTTAAAAAAGCGTGTTGTCTCTATGCTTCATTAAAATCAAGTACACAGTACAGATTGATTGCTTACATTATGAGAAACATACCTATTGTTGAAAATTTAAGGTATGAAAATTTAAACAAACATGATGGTCTTCTAATTACTGGCTCGCTTGGTCAAATAATGCATTTCATCAAAGGCCAGCAAACAGACACTCCATTCAATATTATTGTTGATATTACTGGCGCTGCTGCTTCTAAGTCTGACGTTGAGAAGTTGCTGAGTCATTTTAAAACAGTTAGACTTTGTTATGGTGCTACTGAAACAACTCGTACATGCATGAAAGTTATCACACACATTGATCAGTATAACGGTTCTGTTGGTAAGCCATTCAAAGATGTTAAGATAAAAATCGAAGATGATATTATCTACATCAAGTGCCCAAGAAATACAGTCGATGGTTGGTTTGTTTCCGGCGATCTTGGTTATATGAAAGACAACGAGTTGTATATCACTGGTCGTAAAAACGAACAGATTAACATTGGCGGAATCAAAATCGATCCAAACACAATAGATCTGTTTATTAAATCAATTGAAGGCGTGGAGGACTGCTTAGTGTTTCAAAACACAAACTTAGAAATTGTAGAACAACTCTCAGTTCTTGTTGTTGGTAATCCTAAAGATATATTTCAGCCTTGTATAGAAAATCTTGGTTTATCTAAAACTCCAAAGAATGTTTATTTCGTCAAGCAACTTCCAAGAAATCGAAACGGTAAAGCGGTCCGTAAAGATTCTATGATCACTGTAGAAAATATCGCCCCAGTCAAGTATTATACTTCTTGACATTTTTTTCGATTTAAGCTATAATTGTACTTCATTGGTTGGAGGAAAGATGAAATTTTACACGAGCGTTTATCAGCGAGGAGACAAGATCTATGTACGTGGATACGAAGACGGGCAGCGTGTAGAATTTGTCGAGAAGTATAAACCATATCTGTTCCTTCCTAAGAAGGATGGTTTCTATCGTACACTAGATGGCAAACAAGTCGACAAGATGCAGTTTGACTCTATCTCAGATGCACGAGACTTTTGTGAAAAGTATAAAGACGTATCAAACTTTGATTATTATGGTTTGAACAACTATCAATATGTTTTCATGTATGACTACTACAACGGCGAGATCCAGTACGATCCGTCGCTTGTATCGGTAGTTACGATCGATATTGAGTGCGCAGCCGACGAAGGTTTTCCTGACATTCAGAAGGCTGATAAAGAAATCACAGCAATCACTCTTCGCAAGAACGGCAAGAACGTTGTTTTTGGCTGTGGCGAATTTGTAACGGATGATGAGAACACAAACTATATTCGTTGTAAGAACGAACACGAGCTCCTCGATAAGTTCATCAAGGTATGGAATCATCCTACATGGAAACCAGATGTTGTTACTGGATGGAACATTGAGTTCTTCGATATTCCATATAC